TGAAGATGGGTGGGGGTATACTTTAAATTATCGTATTCTTTAGTAAATAATGGACCAATACTAATGCAATATGATTTTGTATAAGGAATCTACACTTTAGAGCCTTGGAGTATATGACTACTATAACCCTGGTTCTCAGATAGTTTTAATGTGTTATTATTCTGTAGTTTTAATTGGATGGTATGAAGATGAGTGATATAGATTTTGTATGTGAGGTATCAAGAAGAGTCAGGGATTATAACCCTATATTGTACAGAAGGGTGCAAAAGATGAAGGTTCAAATTACTAAAGAGGGGTTTATGGATAAGGTCCCATGCTTGATGTATGAGATTGTTATCGAGTATAGTAATGATCCTGTGTTGAAGACGTATGCTAAAATGTGGTTAAATCAGAAGATGAATTAATTCCAATCTTTTATTTCTTTTACTTTTAGTATTTTAGTTAGCACACTCTTTGATATTTCTGTATCTAATAGATCAGATGTCTTTGCCACTACTGTAACAAGATTGTTGTCTCTATCTAAATATGCAGCTGATGAATAATCACTTGATGATTTATTATAAGCTATCTTCATTTCTGATACCATCATCTTTGCATATTCAAGTTTTGCTTTATATTCAGCTCGTTCTTTTCTGTATTCTTTAACGTATTTCCATATCTTATCTGATTCTTTTAATTCTTCTATAGCTTTATTGAATGTATCATCATATTCTTCATAGCCTCCTACATAGTCTATATTATGTTTTTTTGTGTAAGCTTTGAATATTTCTACTTTGTCTTGATCTAATATTTCTATTTCTTCCATTTGTTTTCCTTTTAGAATCTATACATTTAAGATTGGTTAATTACACCATGATTGTTTTGTTCCACCTGTGTATGGATAAGCTAGATTTACTTTGATTAGCTCATCGCCTAATGATTGGTTCTCACAATGAACCTCAGCAACCAATCTAAAGTATTTATCTCTCTGTACGTTTCTTAACATGATGTGGTTACATCTATTCATAAAGACTATTGCAAAGTCTCTTGCCAATAAACCTAAACCTTTTTCTAGTTCACATTTAGCGCCTCTTAGTTCTGGCGTATCTATGTTTGCTACCCTTATAGATACGCCTTTACCAATAACATCAGGGTATGAGTTTATATCTACTTTGATAGTGTCTCCATCGTATACTGATACTATATTGTTTGCACATACATCAGGGTAAGTTTCTTTAGCTTGTAAGTTTACTACTATCACTGATAGTAAGAATAATATGATTGTTATGATTGTAAAAATATTTGGTTCTCTAGTTTGATTATTCAATTGTAATCCTTTTTGTTGCAATATTATATCCGAAATCCCATTACAATTAGTTTGTTTGATATATAATAAAATCTGTAAAATAAAATATATAGGAGTTGCTTGTGGATAATTTTGGTAAATATTCTGAAGAGAATGAGTTCAAAAACAAACGAGAGCCAGAGGAAGTAGGCTTGAAAAAAGGTAAGAAGGCAAGCTTTTTTAAGCGTGTTGCTGGTGTTGTGTCAGATTCTGTTGGATTAGGAAAAATAGAAGGTGATAATGATACTGTTGAAGAATTTATATCTAATAAATTTAAGTCATCTAAAAAGATACGTAAAAACAATATGGTTAAAGGTAGGGCAAGAGGATGAATGAAGGATTTTATGTTCCAGAGAATTATAAGATGGAAGGTCGCAGTAAGGTTAGGGATGAACCAGAATCACTTAAGAAAGCAAGAAGAGCCAGGGATGGAGTAGGTCCTGATGCTATTAGAAATATAAGTATTAAGAATGTTAAGAAGGATAAAGATGATGGTTTTAGTGGCAAAATAGGCACTAGGTTCAATACTGGACTTGGTGATATTTCTGTAAAGACTGATCTTCGTCATGGTGGTGATACTGGTGTGAGTGCTGATATTGCTAATAGATTTAAGTTGTTTGGATTTACTGGATCATATGATGCCGGTGTCAAGGCTAAACGAGGTCTTAAACCTGATCTTAATGCTAAAGGTAGGTTTGATCTTGGGAATAATTCTAATTTAGAATTGGCAGTTAGAGAAGGTGGTGCAATGAATCCCAAAGGTGGATATGGGCGAGAACGAAGCGGATCGGTACAATATACTAAGAAGTTTTAGAGCCGGGTAATATAAAACTAATCCCCCTGAGAGTGGTAGTCAGAAGGTGATTTGGTGGTGTCGTTGCTCGGAGCTTGCGGAGAGTTGCGGCACTGCGGCTCCAAATCAGCCTGGCAGACGATAACGATCAGAAAATACCCCTCAGCTAGAGGGAAAAACTAGTGAACTTCCTCATCATTGATTTTTCCATTTAGCACCTCACCTGTTTCAGAGCATGTTGCTTGAAATTTAAAGTTAGCTAATTCTGCAATTAACATTTTCGTACTAACAGCTACATTACGCTGGCTCTTTAGTTGCTCGTAATACCATTCTTTTCCACTTACAGTATTGATGTATGAATCTGGATTCCAAGCATGCTCTGTGTTCTCTATTGAATTTTCTGCTTGTCTTTTCAAGTATGCATAAATAGTACTAATTTTATTGCTTGATAGTTTACTTCCATGTTTATCTTCAATCTCTACAGATAATCCATTGAATAATGGTTCAATGAAACTAGGTTTTGTTTTATGTATATATAATCCGTTTTTCAATATTACGGTACTTATACCCCATGATTCAGCAATCTCATTTTGTGTTTGTTTTAGTACTCCATTGTTATCTGGGTCTATATATGTTTTACATGCACTTATTATTTTTTGTGTATTCGATAAGTTTCTTCTCGTGTTTAAAGACTTAACCATAATTTTAATTTGATTATCCGGTACTTCATCATCTATAAATGTGAATCTCATTTTTTCATTTGCAAATATACATGCCTTTTGTCTGCATCTTCCATCTATGATTTTTCCTTTCCAAACCATGATTGGTTCATTTAATCCATTTTTTAAAATGTCATTATTTAATGCTATCTGCTCACTCTCCATAGCCATTGGCACTAATGCCGCATATTTGTGTGCTTCAATTTCATTGAATCCATTAAATTTATCTTTCAAGATATTCCTTTTTTTTGTTTATTCTATCATTTTTAGTCTTAAAATATGTCTAAAAATTGTCTAAAATTATGATTGTTTAGTATATAAAATAGACAAAACATCTTCAAAAAGGATAGATTTGTCTATTTTGTTCAAGTATATTTTGCATTTAAAAATTTTGTATATTTATATATACTATGTTCTGTCTATTTTTAATATAATCAAGTTGTATCTGATTCATGATTTTTGTATCTATCGACACATTCAACATTTGCCTAATTATGTTTATAATATTAGTATATAATATTAAGCTAGATATAAGCAAAAAGTACAAATCTGTACTTTTTCAATTTCTGGTTTTTATCAAAAAAAGTACAGATTTGTACTTTTTAAAAATTTGCATATTTATTACTATATGTTCTGTACTTTTTGCCTAAAGATATAAACTAATAAAGATATTTAATTTATAGTAATCACCAACCAAATAAAGTTTTTTCTTGCTTGTTGCAAGAGGTTTTGCTTCTTTCGTTCCGCTCTACTTAGCTGATTGTGGAGCCACCTATGAAACCAATACTCGTAAACTCGCATTGTTTCCATAACACCAAATCACACGTAGCTGCACTTCATCAGCAGGAGGGTGGGATTTGATGTGTCTAGCTTTGCTCACAATCCATTTTAAATAGTTTTTTGATACATTTATTGTATGTAGTCTTGTCGATCAAATACAGGCTTCCTATCAACGGTATTGAATATATAAGTTTTTATCTATATAATTTTAAATATTGAACTAACATTCAAAAACCAAAACAGATAACAACAAAAAGGAAACAGCATGACAGTTGGACTAGGAAGCATGAGAGAAGATGGAAATCCAGGCACTAATAATATGCCATATATGGAGTCATACGATACTGATGAAAAGAAGATGCATAACACTGGCTCTAAGATGATGAAAGAGTATGAGAAGAAAGAAAAGTATATAAAAGATGTTATGGACGCTATGCAAGATAAGGATAGTCAAGAAAAGCATAAGAGATTCATGAAACATATTTTAGGATTTTGTTACGATATGAATATGCGATTAGAAGATGTAAAAAAAGGAAAATAGCCTACATCCCTGGCTCTCAATTAGATAAACAGATAAGCCAAAAATCTCTCAATATCTAATTTTGATGTAAATATGGTATTATTCTTCAATAATAGCTCAATAAGTTAATGGAGAATAATATGGAAGAGAAGAAAAAAACTAAAAAAAAGAAAACAGTAGCGTATGCATCTGATCCTCATCCTGATGATTTTAGACATGTACCTGCTGAATCTCAAAGAGTGACAAGAGAAAGAATTATGTCATTCTTGCCAAAGGGAACTGCGGCAAAAGTTACTGATGATATGGTAGATATGATAAACAATCTTGAAAATGATACAGGATTGCCACAGAACTTAATGGAAGAAGATGTAATGTCATACCTTCACTTAGTTGGATCAATCAAAGGTGTCAATGTATTGGATCTAATCAATGCTGTAAAGTATTGTAATCTTAAAAGAAATATGACAAACAATATGGCATGGTCGATTGTATTCCCTGCAAAAATGGAAGAGTTGTTATCAGGCAAGCGTGATGCAAGTTCATTTGTGTCTATGTACAATCAATCAAAGCTAGTTGTTGCTATTGATAAGATGATGATTATTCCAACTCACATAATGTATCAAGGATACTTCCATCAGGCAGTCAAGAAGCAGTTTGAACTAATGAATGGTATATCTGCTGGTGATGGAAGAGTTTCTCCAATGGTGGAGCATTTAGCGGCTAAAGAATTAGCATTATTAACTAAACAGCCAGAAGAAGCAAAATCAACAGTTGATGTTAATATTAATCATGGGACTATTGGAGATGATTACAAGGCTGCAATTGCTGCAATGGCTAAAGCTAAGATGGCAAACATTGAAGAAGGTGAAGACTTATTTGATACAATCAATGCACCAGTTAGAGCCAAAGATGAGGCTATAGAAGCAAAAATTTCAGAGGATGTATAAATGTTAAAAGCTGTATTTCACTACAAGGTTGGTCGCATAGAGACTGTTCATATAGGTAATATTAGGTCGGACGGAATGGTTAAGCTTCCTCTTAAAGGAAATGGAGAAAAGGCAGACTATGTATTAATTGACCACTTAAATGATAAGACTGAATATAATTCTGTTTTGTATTACACAGTATTTGAACATTTAAAGAAAGAGATAGAAACTCCTGAAGAGTACGAGATTAAATTTGTTGATAAGAGAATCAAAGAATACTTGATTGAGAACAAACATACCAGACCTTCTTGGGAGATCTAAATGAACCTGGCTCTAAAGGTTGAATGGGAAGATGGGTATGTTGAGAATAGAGTATTCGGTGTAAGAGAGGATCATCCAATGAGTCCAAGAGCAAGTTATAACAGAAATGGAATGATGCCAATATCTATAGACGTGTATCCACACACTGGCTCTTTGGAATGTAAAAACATTCATTACATTATAGATACTTTATACGTATTTATAGCAAAATCTATGATGTTTAAAGATGTGTTGAAATATGAAAGTAATGAGCTGAAAAAACATCTAGTTGGAATGTTTAATGGATAGCACCCTTGTACCAATTAAGAAAAAGCAGGTTGAAGATTATTTAGCTGAAGTAGATTACTCTTGGGATAACTTTAAGCCTACTATTGAATCATTAGAATTTATTACTTTTATGCAAGAATTAAATAATGGCCAAGATGAAAATAAGAGTTCTGTTATGCATACTGCAATGATGGAGAAGGTTTTTAATAGCAATCCATTAAGTTTAATCCTAGTTCATAGGGGTTCTGGAAAATTAGAAAGTCCGGATACTCCAATATTGACTCCAAATGGATGGACTACAATGGAGGACATAAAAGAGGGTGATAAAGTAGTTAATAGATTCGGTAAGGCTACAGAAGTCATCTATAAGACTGAAAAACAATATCCTAAAATGTATAAAATGACATTGACTGATGGTACTATTTTGGAAGTTGGAGATGAGCACAGACATATAGTTTGGAAAGACAGAAGAACTCCAAAGAAAGGTAGAAATACTGAATTTGTATTAACCACTGATGAACTTATAGCCTCTGGATTGACGTGCAATAAAAATAGAAAATCAAATAGATATCCAAAAATTGCTTACAAATTTGGAATACCATTGTCTGATCCTATAGAATTTAGCTATAAAAATTTACCTGAAGATCCGTATGTGTTTGGTATATTTTTAGCAAATGGATACTTTAAGGGTGGACAATTAAGTTGTCATCTTGATGACATGATTGAAATATCAAAAGAAATTAATGACCGTGGATACCCTGTAAGCAAAATGGAAAAAACTTCTGAAAGTGGAGATAAAATATTAATAAGCGATAAGTTTTTTAAAAACTATAGACACATGGTATCTCAAGAAAAAATGATACCAGACTTGTTTATGTATTCATCTATCAGTCAAAGATTAGATTTGCTGAGGGGACTTATGGATGGAGATGGAAGCATTTCATCTAATGGGAGTAGCAGATATCACTCTACTAATAAATCCCTGGCTCTAGGTGTTAGAGACTTGGTTAGATCATTAGGTGGAATTTCCTACATAAGAGAGGATGATAGACCTGATAAACCTACTTATGATATGGAATATACAACTATAGTAAATATGAAGTTGAATCCATTTAAATTAAGTAGAAAAGCATCTAAATGGAAGCCTACTAAAAAGATGACAAAAGGTATAGTGTCTATAGAGCCGATTGATAATAGTAATGGTGGTTATTGTATAGCTGTTAAGTCTGAAGACCATAGTTATATTACAAATGGATATACAGTCACTCATAATACGACTATCTTCGCAGAGTCTTTATTTTTGTATATAGCAGCCTTTAATGTACTTCCTGGATTTGGTAATGTTAGCTTGATTTTATACGTAACAGATAGTATTGAAAATGGTGTAAAAAATTTACGAAGAAATATTGAGCACAGATATCAAGAATCAGAAATGATGCAGAAGCTTATTCCAAATAGAAGAATATCCGTTATTGATGAAAATGATATTGAAGTTGATGTAACCAATAGCCTTGATGAATATAAGAAATCAAAATCTGCTGGTGTTAAATTTACAGATATACGTCTTGAGTTTCAGAATTGGGCAGGGAAGAAAACAGTTATAAAGGGGTATGGAGCATCGGTTGGTGTTCGTGGGGCTAAAGAGATGGGTCAACGACCAAATCTTGTTGTAATGGATGATGTATTATCCGATTCTGATGCAAAGTCACCAACAATAATTGATACGATAAAAGATACGATATATAAAGCTGTTGGACATGCGATACATCCAACAAAGTCAAAACAGATTTGGCTAGGTACTCCATTTAATCAGAATGATCCAATATATGAAGCAGCTGGCTCTGGTCAATGGGATGTAGCATGTTTTCCTGTTGCTGAAAATTTTGATAGCACAACAACAAAAGAGACATTTAAGGGAAGCTGGGAAGAACGATTCCCTTTTGAGATGGTTAAGAAGAAGTTTGATCTGGCTATTGCAGTTGGTAGACCTGATGATTTTTATCAAGAGCTTATGTTGCAGATTTCAAATGCTGATGATAGATTAATTCCTGAGAGAGATATTACTTACTTTAATAGACATATTGTTCTTGAGAACCAGGGTATGTATAACTTCTATGTCACTACTGATGCTGCAACTACTGATCATGCAAGTGCTGACTTTAGTGTAATAATGGTTTGGGCTATAAACAAAGACAAAGATATACTTCTTGTTGATTTTTGGTTTGGAAAAGTATTATTGAATGAATTCATTAATAACCTATTTAGAATAACTAAAATGTATCGTACAAATATGCTTGGTGTGGGTATTGAGGTTAGTGGACAACAAGGTGGAACTATTAGCACAATCAAAGACAAAATGATTGCTGAAGATAATTATTTTAGATTGTTGTCGTATGGAAATGGAAACAAAGAAGGAATAAGACCTGCTACTGGTATGCGTAAATATGAGAGATTTCAAGTTATGCAGCCTAGATTTTCTACTCATAAAATTAAATTTCCAGATGACTGCATTGAAGATCCATTTATGATTGAATTGTTTAATGAGCTTAGATTTGTAAGTAAAACAAATACTGGAAGAAAGATTGGTAGAGCCAGAAACGATGATATTCTTGATTGCCTTGCTATGCTTTCTATGTTTGATTTGTATAGCCCAGTAGAAGAAGATGAAGTAAAAAAGATTGAATACAATGAACATGAATTTAATCCTTATGACGATTTTATTGAAGCTGAATTATATGACTCTGACTATGATTCTTATGTTTAAAGAATAGATAAGCTGGTTTTAAGTAGAATTTGCAATAAAATAAAAAAGGTAATCATTATGACTTATGGTGACTTTAAGCTATTAGTATCTGGATTCCTCATAGGGGATAATGCTTTACCTAAGAACAATGGCAAAGATAACGATGAAGTTGTCAAGCAACTACTTAGCTATGCATACAGTATTGTCGCCAAAAAAGCAGAATCATTGCGATTGATGACACTAGATAAAAGTGGAGATATCATGCGTGGTTCTATTGGCGATTATTTAACTAGAAGACCAACGCTCCCCGAAGATGACTATTCAGAATTAGATATAGATGAAGATTTAGCTTTTGCTGCTGCTCGATATGTAGCAGCAGCTATATCTAAAGACAAAATTGCATATCACATATCAGATGCAGAAAATATCATCTTGCAATATAATGGTATTGTATACTCAATGCTAGAAAAGATGAATTTGAACGAGGATGGAAATTGTGAGCTTTAGTGCATTAATTAATGGAGAGTTGAGTGGGTTAGGTGTTCAGAAATGTACGCTTAATGATTCAGTGTATCTAGCAAAAGAGATCTTCAAAGATAATCAACCTTTTTCAATTAGACATGATACAAGTGGTGAAATTCTATATTTAGATTTACATTTTAGATTGACGTTTAGAGAAGCACTTAGTAATGATAGTATGGCAAAAATGAATAAGCTTGAAAGAGATTTCTTTTATGAATATGTAGATTACGAAAATGGGAACATTACTGCACGTATGAACGTAACCTTGATGAAAGCCATAGACATCTGGCTCTCGAATACGGTCAACGGAATAAATTATCCAGGAGTAAATGATGCATTTAATGCTGCACATTCAATTTAATAAACATAAGGAACAGACAGATGGCTGAAGATTTTTTAAATATAATCAAGGAGATTAGAGGTACACCGGATTCTGGTGGAAATATTACTGATGGTATTTATTATGAACTAACAGAGAAAGATCATAGTCAAGGTGGACCTGGGGAAGTTCCAGGTGCTGATGAGGGTATTCTTGGTGCTATTTATGAACAAAAAGCACAAATAGATACACTCAAAACAGAAACAGAAACTGCTGCCACTAATGCAACAAATATCGCATCTAGTGCAAGTACGTTCTCAACAAATGCTTCTGACAGTGCTGATGCGGCTTCTGCTAGTGAGACAAACGCAGAAACTCATGCAACTACTGCAACAAATGCAAAAGATGAGATTCAACCTGTACTTGATGATATCAATGGTGCTAATACAATAGGAACTGTTTCTGATAGTATTGCTAGTGTTAATACTGTTGGAGCTCAAATATCTGATGTATCTAATGTGTCTGATAACATTGCTGACATTTCAACTGTTTCAACTGATTTAAACCTTGGTGCATCTAGTGAAATTAAAAAAGTAAATGCTATTAGCTCAGATATATCAACCCTGGCTCTCATTGATGATGAATTAAACACTTTGGCTGCTGTATCAACTGATGTTGCTGATTTGGTTGCCGATTATGGCTTGACTGGAAATGATCCCGTTGGAGATAGAGCGAATTATAGTGAAGTAAAACATGCTTATGATAACGCTGTGTCTGCTACAAATTCTGCAACTTCTGCAAGTGCCAGTGAATCAAGTGTTGCAACAACTGCTCAAGAAGCTATGGACTGGGCAAATAAAGCTGAGGACACTATAGTAAGTGGATCTGAATATTCTGCAAAACATTATTCTGCAAAAGCTAGCGCCAGTGAAGTTAATGCGAGTACCAGTGAATCTAATGCTAGTACATCTGAAACAAATGCTAGTGCGTCTGAATTAAGTGCATCAAACAGTGCTACAAGTGCTTCAAATAGTGCTGTAAGTGCATTGGCATCAAAAGATTCTGCTACCGCATCTGCATCTACTGCATCTACGGCATCTACAATTGCATCTACTAAGGCTAACGAAGCTCTTGTAAGCGAATCTAATGCAGCAACTAGTGCCACTGAAGCTGAGACTGCGCGAGACATTGCAGTAAATTATACGAACAATATTGCAATCTCAATTAACAATGCTCAAGCAAATGCTGATGCTGCTGCATTAAGTGCAACCGCTGCTGATTCAAGCGCTGTAGCTGCTGCTGCTAGTGAAGTTGGAATTGTGGCTGATGCTTTGGCTGCCACAACTGCTGCTACTGGAGCCGCTACTTCTGAGACTAATGCTACTAATGCTGCTACTGCGGCTGGAGTCAGTGAAACAAACGCTGGAAATAGCGAAATTGCTGCTTCTACAAGTGAAACTAACGCTGCTGCTAGTGTGGCATCTATAGGAACAGCTGTAACAGATAGTGCGAATAGTGCAACTTCTGCTGCAAATAGCGCAACAGCGGCTTCTACATCGGAAACAAATGCTGGACTGTCTGCAACCGCTGCAGCTACGTCAGAAACGAATGCTGTTAATTCTGCCACCTCAATCGCGGCTGATGCCATTGCTACTGCGGCTGATGTAGTATCAACAAACGCTGACGTAGTCACTGCTGGAAATAGTGCGACTGCCTCTGCTACAAGTGCTGGTTTGGCTTCTTCTTCTGAAACTGTAGCTGCAACTAGAGCTGGAGAAGCTAATGTATCTGCTATTGCAGCTGCCGCCAGTGTTGCTTCAATAGGTACTGATGTTACTGATGCGGATAATAGCGCTACTGCTGCGGCTGCTTCTGCTTTAGCTTCTTTGACAAGTGAAACTAATGCAGGTAATAGCGAGACTGCGGCTGGAGTGTCAGAAACAAATGCAGGAACTTCAGAAACTAATGCAGGTTTAAGCGCAACAAGTGCAGGAACCAGTGCGACAAATGCAGCCACTAGTGAAACAAATGCAGGAAATTCAGAGACAGCAAGTGCAACAAGCGAAACAAATGCTGCTGCTTCAGAAGTTAATGCTGAAAAGTGGGCTAACGAAGATGAGGATGTAATTGTTTCTGGTGTAGAATATTCTGCTAAACACTATGCAGCTAAAGCTGTATCTGGTGTAGGAGCAATTGGAGCAAGCGAGACTGCGGCTGCTTTAAGCGCGACTAACGCATCAACATCTGAGACTAACGCTGCTACATCTGAAACTGCTGCGGCTTTAAGTGCTACTTTTGCGTCAACATCTGCTACAAACGCAAGTACTGCTGAGACAAATGCATCTGGTTCTGAAACTAATTCAGCAACATCTGCATCTGAATCTGCAACAAGTGCTACAGGAGCAGCTTCAAGCGCAAGTGCAGCGGCTATCAATAGTGCAGCTGCATCAAGTGCTCAAGCTGCTGCAGAAGCTGCTAGAGATCAAGCATTGGCTGCTTTTACAAACTTTGAAACAAAGTATCTAGGACAAAAAGCTGTAGAGCCAACTTTAGATAATGAAAACAATGCTTTAGTTGATGGTTCTTTATATTTTAACACTGCTGAAAATGCTATGAAAGTTTATGACTTGGGAAATACTACATGGTTAGATGCTTACGCCTCTGGCTCTGAAGGATTGATTGCTGCTAATAATCTTAATGATGTTTCAGATGCTTCAATTTCTCGTACTAATTTAGGTATTGGCTCTGTTGAACTTGATGCTACCGCTGATCAAACTGGTGCTGAAATAAAAGTTGCTTATGAGGCTGAAGCTAATACAAATGCATTTACTGATGCTAATGTTACTGCTTTGGGCGGAGCACTTCAATCTTCAAGTAATTTATCTGATGTTGTTGATGCTCCAGCTGCGCGCACTAATCTTAGTCTTGGAAATGTAAACAATACAAGTGATGCGACTAAAAATAGTGCAGTTTCTACATTGATAAATAAAACACTTACTGATGTTACTAATACAATCCATGCGAACCAGATGCATTATCAAGTTCAAGCAACTGAAGCTATTGCTGCTGGAGATGTTCTTGTTGCAACTGGAACTAGTGGAGATACTGTAATTAAAGTAGCTAAAAGAAGTTCTCTTGCACAACCTATTATTGGTTTAGCCGAAGAAGCTATAGGAAATGGTTTACTTGGTGTTTCTGTAAATGTTGGAGTTGTAGCTGGATTAACAAATGGAAATTCATGGGATGTTGGTGATATTTTATATGGTGATGCATCTGGTGGATTAACTGAAGTTAAGACCATAACAAATACTAATTACAATCAACCTGTTGCTTATGTTATCAAGGCTAACCCTTCTGTTGTTACAGTTGTGATTAATGTTCATAGCGGTCATGATGATTCAACAAATGTAAGTCATGGTGCAACAACTGTATCTGCTGCGCTTGCTGGAAAAGAAGATTCATTTAGTAAGAACTCTGGATTCAATAAAGATTTAGGAACAACTTCTGGAACAGTATCTGAAGGAGATCATGCTCACTCAGGAATGGAAGTTATTGAAGTTGCTAATTATGCATCACTCCCTGGCTCTGGAGTATCTCAAGTTGTATATATAGATGCTAGCACAAATACTTCATATAGATGGGATGGTGCTGATTATCAATCTATTGGTGGAGGTGGAGGAACATCTACAATAGCTGATGCTACTGATACTAATTTTACTGCATTGGCTGATAATGATTTTGTTATTTATGATAATGCTACAAGTAAATTCATTAATGCTTCTGTTGAAATAGTCGGAGCGAATTTCTAATGCGTCTTGGATATGGGAATAGGGCTAACCTCCCCGCCAAGACAGGAGCCGACCAATCAGAGATAATGATAGTAGAAGATGGTGCTGATAGACATTTAGCCTATGTAGATAGCAATGGTGATGTACTTAGTCTTTATCAAGGAACTAAGTTAAGTTTTTTGCCTACTTCTGGTTTGCTAGTTCATTATACATTTGATAGTGCCACTATATCAGGTAATACTGTAGCTGACCAATCAGGCAATGGTAATGATGCTACTATAACAGGGCATACTTCAGGTTCTGGCTACGTTAATGAAGGAATAGTTCTTCAGTCAGGGGTTGGTAATATAATTACGTTTGCTGCTCAGACAAATAGTGCGTATACTGTATCTATGTGGTTTAAAGTTGATAGTAAGGGAGATTTTTTTCCTTTAATTAATGATTTAGATGTTGTACCTTTCATTGGATACCACGGATCTTCAAATGAATTTGAGTTAACAGTATCCGGGGATGCTCAGACTATAGCGTTTAATGCAACAATAGGTCAGTGGTATCATTGTTGCATAACTGGTACTTTAGACGGACTAACCCAAGAGATTTTTATAGATGGGTCTTCTATAGGCACTGTTAATAGAACAAATCCATTCTTACTATCTAGTATTAATGGATTATTAGGTATGAGGTCTTTTGCTGATACAGGTTTTGCTGATATATTTCGAGTTTATAGCAGGGTTCTTAGTCAATCAGAAATAACAGCACTGGCAGGAGAAAGTTAATGGCAACAGTTCAAATAACTAAACAAATCAAAACATCACACGGTAACTTTGCTGACCTACCAACAAGAACATCTAGTTCTCATAGGGAGTTATTAGTTACTGACGATACTATGCAAGGACACTTCGTAGGTAGTGATGGGACTATGTATTCTATACCTAATCAAGGAAGTAATGTAGTTCTTAGTGCACCTAGTATATCTAATATACCAACAGAAGGTTTGCTAGTTCATTATACATTTGATAGTGGTGATGTTAGTGGTAATACTGTTAATGATGTGTCTGGAAACGGTAATGATGGTACATTAGCTGGAGCTACTTACCAAACAGGTTATATCAATGAAAGTGTAAATACTGGGTTACTTACGGACTCATATGTACCTTTAGCGGTTGATTCTACTACAGGAGAGTTTACTGTAGCATGTTGGATTAAGGCAAATACACAGAGTAGTATTAACTTTATACTTTCTGGTTATTACGCTACAAGTAATCATATTGGATTTCAATTCTACCTAGAGAACGGTATACTTGCTTACTATCCTCTCTATGGTAGTGGAGATGACCCTTTCTTGCAGTATGCTACTAGAGTTGATGATGGTGTATGGCATCATGTATCGGCTACTATCAAAGCAGGTGAGCAGGTTTTGTATGTAGATGGTGTAGTCGTTGATAGTGATAATAAGGCTACTGCTCATATAGTAAGTAACGGTACTAACCTTAGTCTAGGTAATCGAGGTATTTCATATGAGTTTGTAGGTCAGATTGATAGTCTAAGGACTTATGATAGAGCATTATCATTACCAGAGATAACAGCACTGGCAGGAGAGAGTTAATGGCAATAAATGTAATATATAGAAATGATGAGGTGCTAGATAGTGAGCTTGAAGGGCTTGCTGTCATTGCTAATGCAGGTAAGGTATACCAAACATCAGATACAAGGACTTTGAACTTTGTAGACAGTGTAGGGAATATGTATGAGTGTGGTACTGAAGAAGAGGCGTCAAACCTCCCTACTTCTGGCTTAGTTCTTCATTATGATTTTGAATCAGTATCTGGTAATACCATTACTGATTCAAGTCCTAGTAATAACAATGGAACCTTAGTGGGGCATATAATAGGTGGTGGATATTCAGGCGACGGGGTGCAGTATATAAATGGTTCAGATAATAAAATAACTATCGCTAATGCCTTACCAAGCACTAGCACATTTACTTTGTGTTGTTGGATTAAACCCGATACCAATTCGCATCACTTCCCCATGTTTGGAGATATTGGAGTTGGTACTTATTTCACACACGTTGGAGTTGGCAATAGTATTGACTTAGAGAAAGGGGGAGGCATCGGAGTGCATTTTCCCATAACCCCAACTACTGCATGGCGACACGTATTGCTTACTGTGAATGGCACTAGTGGTAGCTTATATTTAGATGGGGTGTTATCTAGTAGTGATACCTCACCAAGTAATTTTGATTTAGCAGGCATATCGGTACTTTGTGGTCAAAACCATACCGCTAACAATGAAGGTTTTGCAGATGATTTTAGAGTCTATAATAGAGTCTTAACACAAGAAGAAATTACACAACTTTCTGAGGTTCAAAGATTTTTACTTGACGGTAGCACCAATACTGCTATTACGAATGATGTGCTTAGTGTTACTACTTTCACTGATGCTACTATTACTGCAGGGTTTGGCGGAAGTAGTGCTTTAGTTGATGGAGTTCGAAGCAATCAGGGCTCTGGGATGCTAGGTACTGATAATGTAGGTTTCATGGTTCGGTTCGCTGTAAGTGGGTTGGCATTGAATAAGTATAGACTAGATTTTGACCATCTTCCTAATCATTGGACAGATTGGAGAGTCTTCGCCTCAGATACTTCTTACAATACAGCAGGTGATGTTATAGCTAATGCCACATTGTTAGATACAGTTACAGGTAACACATTAGGTATCGGTCAGTTCACACCTTACTTTACCTACACTATTTCTGATTATTATGATTACTACTATATAGTTTGTGATCTTGATAGCAGTGGTACTCATACAAGATGTAGTGAGATAGAATTCGTAGCAGACCTACGTTAGAATACATAAAACAATAAAGGAACAGTATGTACATTAGATTAGAGAATTCAGAGTTAGGGAACTTCCCTTCAGATGTCTACACATTTAGTGAAGACCCATTAGTTGAGCCAACACTAGTAAGTGAGGCTCCATATAAGTTTAAATTGATTTCTCAAGAAGTGGATAACAAGACTTACGAAGTATTCGGTGAAGTCTACGGAGATACAGAATTGTTTGTATCTGAAGCATTAGTTGATTATATAGATAGTCCAGATGTGCCTGAAGGTTTTGACCAAAGACTATTAGCTGGTTCTGTGTATGGAACTAAGCTAAACCTTGCAGAGATTAAAAGTGCTCTTAAGAAAGATGCTAGATTGAACCTCACATGTGGGGTTACTTTGAGCAGTGTAGCTCCAGTGCTTACAGTTGACAATATACCTACAGGGGAAGTTCATGCAATTGGTACTGTTCTTACATTTAATGCAGACCTAGAAGCTAAAGCTAACCTAACAGGTGCAGTAGCTGCATCTAGTAAGCTAGGGTTGACTGAATCACCTTGGACATTAGCTAACAACCAGAAAGTGCTATTACAGCTAGCTGATATAGAGATGGCTCAAGCCTTAGCTGTGGTGGCTTTCAGTACAACAACCGGAGAAATAACATGAGCACAGTAACTCTTGCCTTCTATAAGGGCAAGGGCAGATTCTTCGATAAGATTATAAGATGGTTCACTAACTCTAAATATTCCCATTCAGAGATAATTATAGGTACAGAAATGTGGAGTTCTACTAGTTATAGGAACAACACAGGTGGAGCAGGTGTCAGGTATGCACACCACTGGGTTAGTAATGATAAGTGGGATTACTTTGAAGTACCAACAGAGAAACCAATCAATAAAGAATTGATGGATAGTCTAGTAGGTGCAAGATATGATTGGACAGGGATTATCCTTAGTCAGTTAATACCTATAGGTACTCATGATGGTCAGTTATGGTTTTGTTCTGAGTCTAATGCATTAGTTCTTAAGGATGCAGGTACTAAAATGGCAATAACGGATCCTCAGTACTATAGTCCAGAAGATTTATTGCAGCATATAGTAAGCTCAGGAGCTATTCAGGTGTACCCTAAATAGTAGGCGACCGCAATAGTCCTTAAACTATTCTACATGAGATGACAATGTTTATAGACTTCGGATTAAATTTCGCAGAACCATTCGATTTAACTTTCGTAGAAATAATACAAACACAGGAGATAATCGTTATGGCTTTTGATTTATCAGCACAACATATTACACTAACACCAGAACTTACAAGTGGGGCTATCAAGCTTAGAATTGAGAATACTCAAGACCGTATTAATGAGGCACTAGGTGGACAAGATGGACTTAATGACGCAGTTGAAACTGCTTTAAATGACTTACAAGGTCAGCTTACTACATTAACTGGTGGTGATATCAGTACAATGCTTACTGAGATTCAGAATCTTCAAGATGTACTTAGTCAAGCTGGAGCAGCTAATGATGTTCTTGATGCTTTAACAATCATCAAAACAGACCTTAATAATGACCGTATTGCTACTGAGCTAGTAGAATCTACAATGATTAGTGCTATTGGTACTATTGCTCTAGATTTAACTGCTTATGGGTTCAGTGCAGTTTCTGATTATAAAGTATCTGTATCTAGTAATGGACTTAGTGCTCTTAGAGCTTCTGTAGGAGTTGATAAAACTTCTGCTACATCTGCTACTATTACTGCTTATGATAAAGCTTATTTAGTTGAAGATGGTCAAGTATATGATGCATCTACTAATAACTTAGACTTAACAGTTACTATTTCTTATGATAAAGACGCTGTAGCATTTACTACAGATAACGTACTACCATAGATTTGTTACAGTCCCCTCTGGGGATTGTATAGAAACCTATAAGGAGAATGTATGGCTGATATAGACTTTAGCAGTAGTAAGGTAAAGATTAAGACGGGTGCATGGACATTCGAAGAGATATACCAAGAGATGATTAGTCAGGGTAAGAGTGGCTACATAGAAAGATGTGGCAACCACTATACATTTGCTAACGATCTATATATCGGTAACAGTGATAACTCCTATGTAGTTGTAGATGACACCAATGTATCAATAACGGTCCTGGGAGATAAACTACAGATCCGTAAGAACTCAACACTGTCACTAGGTGTGCTGAGAGCCAATGGGTCTACCTACGGAGGATGTACATTGTATATGCCTTCACCTAGATTTAGTAAAGGCTTTGGTCATACGTCTACCAATAGGTCAGGAAACTTTATTGCCTATGGCTCCAAGATAGATGTAGAGTGCTACTGGGGATTCTACGAAGGTAGTAATGAAGTACAGCTAATAGATTGTATCGTTAATGGATTTGGTCGTATATCAGGAGATGGGGTAATACTTAGAAACCTATCATTCGATAAGAGTAATGGTAAGTACGGATTGTTTCACGGTAACATCCAAGAAGCAAGTGGTTGGTATAGTAGACATACAGAGACATACGGTGGAAAGGACTATGCTATTTATGTAGATACTGATTATACAGATGGAGATATGGTAATTAGAGATAGTCATTTCTCTGGGTATGCAGAAGGATTACTATATAAAGACAGATCAAGTCATCACTCTATAGAAACTATTACATTCTTAGATTGTGAGATTATGGATGGGTACGATGTTAAGTCAAGGGATGATAATAGCAATATGAATATCAGCTATACGTTTAATCCTACTGTATTTGATAGTGCTAGTGAACCTTTAACAGGACAGACAGTAATCTGCTATGACGTAGACGGTAACCCTGTATTTCATACAGTAACTGACTCTAATGGTCAGATTAGTCAAGAAGTAGTAATGTATGAATATATAGGTAATGATGCTACTGGCTCTATAAAGACACCACATACACTAGAAATAGATGTAGATGGACATATAGAATCAAGAAGAGTAATGATTAACAGACCTATCAAGGGTATGGGTATTTATCTGGTTCCTGCAGGCGGAACGATAGACTTAACTCCAGTGCTTGATGCAATTAAGTCACTAGAGGCTCAAAACACTGATATAACAGATGCCTTAGTTAATGGTAACTTTGTATCAGGTAAAGTAAATGATGTAGCAGTTCAGGCTGTAGATGGTGCAGTAACTGTTCTCATAGACAACCCAACACAGACGGAGTTCAATGTAGTGCTTACTGTAAAAGATAGCCTAGAAGCTGTAGCACGTGTAGAAAATGAGACTCTGAATTCCTTTGATATTATCTTATATGACGGTGGTTATCTAATAGAAGATGAACATCGGTTAGATACTAGTAATAGTTCAGTTACTATAAACTATATATTAACTTTTGCATAGGAGAATAAATGGCATTAACAATTAAAGAGAGGCTAGAGCAGTTAGAGACTTTTATAGGTACATCTCTTAATACACATCTACTGGCAATAGATGTATGGATTGAGTTTGTACCTACCACTATAACAGTTATATCTGATGACTTACCATCTTTAGAGTTATATATTAAAGAAGGATCTAATGCCTATGTGTTACAGTCAGGTAGTTTTACCCAGACAGGTGATGATTATGATCGTACTATTACCTTAGTTAATGAAGGTGATTATACTTTAAAGATAATAGATACTTTAGGTAACTTTACACCGCTATACAAGAAGATACAAGTTAGAGAGGAAAGTGTTATGACCCCAGGACAAGAAAACTTATTAAATGTGCTAAATACCCTACCTGATCTCCAAGAGATTGTTGATGGTATATGGAATAAGACAATATAATGGCTACTACAGGAGAGTTGTTATTTGGGTATACTAGTGCAGGTGTAGGCTCAACAGCTTTGGATCACCTTGCTAATATAAAGCTAATTACTGTTATAGGTGGTGTGGTAGAGATAGATATAGTGTCAACAGAGGAAATCTTTATTGAGGAGCAAACTAGTGAGCTATTAATACCTGAACATGATAATGATATAATACTAGAAGAAGCAGAAAGTGAACTTTTTACAATTGAAGGAGAACAATTAGATGGGTAGAAAATTAATAAGCGTAATTACAGGAGATAGCTCTAAAACTTATAATATTAGAGTACAAGGGAAAAGTACTCACGATGACTATATAGGTTATATAGCTAGAGTAGTAATTACTGAAGCAAAAAGAGTTTAGTAGCAACCATGAGTACACAAAGCTGCGTATTGACGCTATGAGTACACCTGAATCTATAGCTAAGAGCAAAGCAAGCAATAGAGCTATAATTGACGCAATTACTGAAGAAGAGCGAAAAGAGATATACGGAAGAGAACGAACTGACGAAGATAAAAAGAAACAAGCTGATTCTATATCTGGAAGAACTTATATTTATAAAGATGGGAAAACTAAGATTGTAAAACCTGATGACACCAACACCTGGCTCTCAAATGGGTGGATATTAAAGACTGATTTATATAAGGTTCAGTTGGAACTAGTCTATAATGGTGCTACAGCTGCTAGTGTATGTAAGGATATAGATATATCAAAGGCTTCATTTAGTAATATGTTCAAAAAGGTTTATGGTATTAGTATATCAGAACATACAAAGAATAAATCTGCATGAAATATAACCTAACAATGACTGAATCTGAAAGAAAACTCAGATTTGGCAAAACGCGTTCAGATAGAAATAAGTTCAAACAATCAATGACCATGACTGGAAGAGTAGCTATATTTAATAACGGTAAAACTAAATTGGTTGAGCCTTCTTCTGTCAAAATGTGGAACCTAAAAGGATGGGTTTTAAAAACTGATCTTTACAAAACTGAACTTCGTCTTCTCTCCACTGGCTCTCCAATATCAGAAGTTGCTTGTATTTGTGATGTATCAAAGGGTACATTAAGTAAAATGTTTAAAAAAGTTTATGGAATGTCAATACCTGAATTTAGAAACACTCAGAAATAAGGATTATAATGAGAAACTACTTATATGATACCAATATGCTCTATATAGGATTTACTGATGATGATCCGATGGTTGGTGCTACTTATACTACTGTAGAGCCAGGGAGGGATGATCATGCTTATTGGAATGGGACTAGCTGGGATATTCCTACTCCTGTTGCTTTGACTCTTGAAGAAGAAAAGATTAAAAGAATTCAAGAAGTAAGAGAATTTTGGGGTGAGATTATCCAATCTTTAATAGTTGACACTGCCGAGTTTGAATTAGACACATGGGCAATACAAACAGCTGAATGGACTAGATGGATTAATGATAATACTGTTGCTACTCCTTATGCGGACAGACTTGCATTGATTAGAGGTATAAATAGAGTTGTGCTACTTGGTAAGATTGGTGTTAAAGTTTTGGATATAGCTGGTGCACAAGGTTCATTACATAAGAAAGAAGATGACATTAATGCTGCTACTACTACTGCAGAAGTTAAAGCAATAAGTCTAATGTAATGTCTGCATACTTTAAGGAATATAACTTTGATGCAGTGGATGCTTCTGAGAATAATGATTGGACATTCACTAATCTTGACGGAACTACAGGCCTTACTTTTGCAAATGCATCAAATTTTCCTACTGCAGAAGAAATTTCAACCAATGTATGGTCCAAAGTGTTATCATGACAACTGGAGAATTAATCCTGTCATTAAGTTCTGGTTCTGATGGAGCAACAGCTTTATCTTTATTTCATAATATTAGAATTTTGAAAATCACTGGTGGTCATGTTGATATATTTGAAACTAATAAAGATAATGTTACTATTGCAGAATCTAAAAAAGTTTCAAATATATCAACACATGGAAGCGTTTCTATTATGGATCATGGGGATGTAATAATTAAGAAAATAAAGGAGATGAAAGTTGGCTAAAGATTCAATTGAAATATATCAAGGTGATAGTACAAAAACATACCAATTATCAATAAAAGATGAGTCAGTATATACTGAGTACAGAGCAAGAATTGTGGTTTTAAATAAGGTTGGAGGAAGTAAACAGCAACTTGGTTTAGATTCACTTGGAGAGCCAGCTTATGAAGCTAAATTTGATAACACTTCTGGAGTTTCAACTGATGGTATATATGTAAGATTATCTCCTGGTCAAACAAACACAATACTTTCAGGAAAATATCTATTAGTAGTGCAACTATTTAAAAATGAATCACTTTCTGGAAATGATCCAGACACAGGACTTCCTTGGACAGCAATTCAACTAGAGAATCGATTAGCTGATCCTTCATCAGGAAACTCATTATTTAGACGAGAAATACACTATGACTTAAAAGTTAATCCGCAGGGAATTGGTTCATGAATTGCAATATAATCAGCAAAATTAAGAACTTTTTCAGCGTTGGTTGTAATTTAATAAAGACAGCCAAAGAGATTAAAGATTCAACTGATAGTCTTCATAGAAAATTAGACACTAGTTTATCCGGAAAAGAAGAATGGGACAAGTTAGAAAGAAAGTTACAAGAAAAGATTGAAGAAGCAAAAGATTATGCTTTAGCGAATAGAATCACATTAGAATTATTTGGTGAAGAGCACCCAGATATGCTATGGATGAAGAAGGTTAATGGTGAGTACATGTGGGCTAACAAGAAAATCAGACATGGTTTATTGTTTAGCGGTGAACTCAAAGATACTATCGGCAAAAACGACCATTACTTTGGTGCTCAAGCAGTAAGGAAGTTCGGTTCAGAGAATCATGACTTTGGTGCATACTGTTATGGTAGCGATGAAGTAACAATTGGCGCTGGCACTGATATGACCTTTATTGAATTTGGCTTTAGTGGAGGATTTCCTTTAATTTTAGATGTCAGCAAGCATTGTATTAGAGATAAACAGGGTAATATATTTGCAACTTCTGGGAGTGGTAAGGATATTACAGATAGAATATTCAAGTTATTAAAGTTGCATTGCAATAGCGAATGTGCAAATACTATAACTTCTATAGAGGACATACTTAGTGATGTAGTCTATGTTAAAGAAGGAGAGGGTGAGGCTATATATAATTTCTACATGGACGCAATAAAAAGAGGAGGTACTGATGAGCGTTGAATCGTTTAACTCTAAAATTGACGGACTTAAAGACTTATTTGCTGAAAAAGTAGATAATATTAAAGAAGAGAACAAGGAACAGAAAAAAATCAATGTTAAACAGTCTACGTTTAATCATGATATAGCAAAAGAGATTGTTACTATAAAAACAAATCTTAAAATTGGCGTGAGTATTGTTGTATTTATAGTAACTCCACTGTATGCAGCTTTAATAAAATACTTGATAGGAGAATGAGATGATACAAGGTATTATTGTAGGTTTAGTAGTTGAAAGCTTTAAAGCTATGTTTGCTAAGGTTGCATGGGAAGTTGTAGCCGAAAGAGCTACATCCAGATTAACAACCCTGGCACTTAGATGGCTAGTAGGGTTTACTGAAAACAAGATTGATGATGAATTAATAGAAGGAATTATTTCTGATATTAGTGATAAGTCGTTGCCTGCTTTTGGTTTAAAAGGTCCATCAAAAATGGCAAATGTTCTAGGCAACAATAAGTTGACACAGAATTTAGCTATGGCTGTTGCAGAAAGGGGCATGCTAAAACTTGCTGATAAAAAAACTAATAATCTTGGTTTAGATACAGCAATTAGAGCAATACAGAATATTAAAATTAAATTTTAAAGGTTAGTGTATGTTGTTAGAAGATCTTAAAAGGCATGAAGGATTCAGCAGTGATCCATATATTGATGTGTTGGTTAAAAGAACTATCCCTAAAGACGAATTGGCAATTATTGAGAAATGGCTGCCTAAATTAAACTTAACTATTGGATATGGCTCACTTGTTAAAGTGGATGAAAATGAAGCAGAATATTTGTTAGAAAAAAGGTTAACGGAGAAGATGAACGAACTTGTTAAATATGTAGATTTTTGGGATGATTTAACTCAATCGCAAAAAAATGGATTGTCAAATATGGCATATCAAATTGGGTCCAATGGGCTTATGAAGTTTAAAAATATGCTTAAAGCAATGAAAGAAAAAGATGTTGAAGGTATCGAGAGAGAAGCTAGAGATAGCCGATGGTATCGTCAAGCAACAAATAGAGCAGAGAATATTATACCTATGCTCGTTAAAGTTGTAAAAGAATAATATAAAGTCAATATCGGGTATAATCCCGGTATTTGCTTTCATTTGGATGCTTTATAAGCTTCTAAATGAAAGTAAATATTACAAACTAATATGGAGATTTCGAATATGTCTTTAGATAATAGCAATATGAATTCAGTAAAGCTGCAACCTACTTGGAAACAAGAGCCAACTCTTGAAGATTTACAAGCAGATCAAAAAGAGGCTGAATCATATCACTCTACACATGTTGCTAACTTATCAAAGTGGAAAACTGATAGAGAAGGCGGGAAAGAAATCAAGGTTGATCCTCGCAAAAGAAAAAGCAAGGTTAGACCAAAATTAGTTAGAAAGCAACAAGAATGGAAATATCCTGCATTAGAAGAACCATTTCTATCTTCATCTAAATTGTTTGAATTTCTAGGTAGAACTGCAGAAGATGTAGAGGCTGCAAAACAAAATCAAATTATTTTCGAATATCAGCTGAATACATTAATGAATAAGACAAAATTAGTAAATGATATTGTTAGACGTGATGTAGAGCAAGGTAGTGTTATTGTTAAAGCTGGATGGGAATTTGAAGAGAAGAAGATTAAAGCAAAAGAGAAAATGCCTATATATGCTACACCTGAACAGAGCTATGAATATTTAATGGCGATGGTCCAATCTGGTCAAATAAATGAAGCAGAAGCAGAAGCCATCATTCAATCAGGAGAGCCAGTGGTTATATCTGAAAAAACTGTTATAGTTGAGAAAGTAGTAACTACTAAAAATCAACCACAATGGTTGGTTTGTAATGGCGAAAATGTAATGCTTGATCCTGGATGCAATGGAGACATTAAAACTGCACTATTTCTTATACATGATTACGACACTAACTATTCAGAGTTAAAAAAGAATGAATATAAAGTTGAAAAATATATTGATGATAATGGTGAAGAAATAGAGGAAGAATTCGGTCACTATAAGAATATTGATAATATTAATTTAAATGCTGATGAAGGATTTGAAGGTAATAGAGATTTTGAGAATGATGATTCTCGATCATTTCAATTAAAAGATAAGGCAAGAAAGAAGCTTAGAGCATTTGAATATTGGGGTTATTGGGATATTCATGGCACTGGTGAGCTTGTGTCTATTGTTGCTACATGGGTAAACAACACACTAGTTCGCATGGAAGAGAATCCTTTTTCGCACAACAGAATACCTTATTCTATGGCTCATTATATGCCTGTTATGGATAGCCCACACGGAGAGCCAGATGCTGAACTACTTATTGACAATCAAGAAACTGTAGGTAAATTGCTTAGAGCCTCACTTGATATTACTTCTACACATGCAGTTGGACAAGAATTTATAGATGAGCAATTACTACCATCTGCTGTTCAAAAAGATAATTACTACAAGGGTAATACTGTTTTCTTCAGAGGTGGATTTGATCCTCAAAAATCAATCCATAGAAGAAGCGTAGAGCCAGTTCCTTCTACTGTATTCAATATGTTACAACGAGAAGAGGCTGAAGCTGAGTCACTTACAGGTACTAAATCATTTTCAGGTGGAATATCTGGTCAAGCCTTGGGAGCAAGCGCAACTGGTATTCGTAGTGCTTTAGATGCAACAAGCAAGCGTGAGCTTTCAATATTGAGAAGATTGAGTTCAATGTTTGTAGATTTAGCGCGCATGACAATCGCTATGAATCAAGAGTTTATGGAGGAAGAGCAAGTAATAAGAATCACCAATGAAGAGTTTGCAACAATTAGACGAGATGATTTACAGGGTGAATTTGATTTAAAAATAAACATTTCTACTCCAGAAAAAGACAACGAAACTGCTGATAAGATTATGACTCTCATGCAGACAAATGCAGCAAATATGCCGTCAGAGATTGCAAACCTACATTATGCGAAGATTGCTAGATTATGGAATCAAGTTGACTTGGCCGAGAAAATGGAGAATATTGAGCCAGAAGGTCCTAGTGAATCTCAGTTACAAGCAGAACAAATGCAAATGGATAATTTACGTCTTGAAAACGAATTGCTTAAAAAACAAATCCAAGAAGCTGATTCAAGAATTTCTGAAAGATATTCAAGAAGTAGAGAGAATGAAGTTGATGTTCGCAAGAAGACTGCAGAAGCATCTCTCAAAGAAGCACAAGCATCTAAACTTCTTTCAGAGCGCGATAAGATTGATTATGATGTTATTAGAGATCATGATGGTATAAACGAGAGCAGACATATGGAAAGAGAAATCTCTAAGCATGCAAATAGAATGGAAGAAAAATCATTTGATGCACTAGCCAAAGATTACGAAAGAGACTTGATCCCTGGCTCTCAAAACAACACAGAAGGAACTATATAATGTTAGAAGAACAACAAGGACTAGGTCAAATACAACAACAAGCACCACAGAAGCAACCAGTCGGTGAAGGAACTGCAAAGAATCCTGATCAAATTATCAATGAACTTACTGCGCAACAGAGAATTAATGAAATTCAAGCAGGAAAAGAAGCAGATCGTTCAAGAATTATCAATGAACATGAAGCGCAGAGGGAAGAACAAGAAAGTAGAGAATACAATCAGTATGTAATTGAAGCAATAGAATCTGGTCAACTTGACGAGAATCAGCTAGCAAATATCATGAATGATCCAAGAGTACATGATGAAATAAAAGCAAGACTTTCAGAAGCTATGCAACAACCTGGCTCTCAAAATGTGCAAGAACAAGCTCCACAAGGTACTGGGTTAGGACAGATTCAATAAAACATAAAGCTTAATTCTATATAATGATGTTGAATTTTTGAAATTCATCGACTTTTCATGTCGTTAACTGAAAACAGAAATGATGGCACTGTGATTATCACACCCAAAAAGAGGAAAATTATGGAAAACGAAAAAACCGAGTTAGAAACCAAGATTGAAGAAATTGATTCAAATATTGTTGAGTTTACTGATATGATTCAATTTAGCAATGCTGCTAAAAAGTTAGTATCTACTGAGGAATGGAAAACAGTTATTGAAAGTCGTCTTCTTAATGATGGCGAAAAAAACATTTCAGAATTTCTATTTGGAGAAAATAAACTTAGCGAGGAAGATGAGAAAGAAGTTTTAGCATCTGCAAATACTATTCGTTTAGTAAAAGCATTTATTAAGAATTCTATTGAATCTGGTGATCTTGCACTACAAAAAATTGCAGAATCTGAAGAATTAAAATCACGCTTATTAAATGAAGGAGAATAGTCATGGAAGTTAAACATGGTGTAGACGCTTCTTCTGCTGAAGATTTTAATAGCATTCTTGAACAAATCGAATCTGGTGGACTTGAACGAGATCCAGGTGCTGAAGGACAAGCTAACGAGGATGAAGTAGTTGACGATAATGAACTTGAGGATGATGATATCGACAATGATGATATTGACGAGGACACTGATCTTGATGAAGATGAGTTTGAAGATGAAGAAACGAATGTTCTTGATGACGATGAAGAAGATGATACTTTAGATGAAGATGATTCGGATGAAGAGGAAAACTCTCCAGTAGAACAAGATATCGAAGATGATGAAGATGAAGAAACAGACACAGAGCTACTGACTGACGATGACGTAGAAGACACTGAAGATGATTCCGAGTTATCGAGATACAAAAAGTTTTATGATGAAATCACTAATGCTGAATTTGTTGCTAATGGTAGAAAAGTAAAAGGCTTTACTACTCCAGAACAAATTATTAAGAGCCAGCAAATGGCACATGGCTTTAGTGAAAAAATGTCTGGATTTAAAAAGTACAGACCATTAATGGATGCTATCAAGAGTAATGGAATGTTAGAAGATTCTGATAAATTTAACATGATGATTGATGTTATGAATGGAGATAAAGAAGCTATCAAGCAACTTATTTCAAATTTAGATATTGATCCTATTTTAGATTTAGAGCTTGATGATATTTCATATGAAGCGAAAAATCATATTGCTACTGATGAACAAATGGTTATAAACGATACATTTGAAACAGCTAAATCTTATGGTGGAGATGTTTCGTCAAGACTAAAAGAAGTAGTTGGTTCTCAATGGGACAAAGAAAGTTTTGATGTGTTTTTAAAAGACGCTGAGACTAGAAAAGACCTTATGGAACATTTAAATGATGGCACATTTGACGTTGTTAGTGATAGAATTACTCAGCTAAAATCTGTTGATGTTGATGGAACTTTTTCTGAATTAAATAGTAGAGATCAATATATCGCTGCACTAACTGATATCAACAATGAACAAAAACCATTAGTTGATGGTAGCGCACAAGATGA